TACAAATTAAATTAACAACTATGCCAGACTTATATTGCCCAGACTGTGGAAAAGAAAGGTTCGAAAAGAACCTGACTATGCGCGTTAAAGACGGAGAAACCTATTACGTAGAAGGTCAGTGCGAATGTGGTTCTCAGATGAAGCTTACAAACCCTAAAAAAGGGGTTCCTTCATTAAATAGAATGAACTCTCACGGTCAAAGTTATTAATGGATGTTTTAACCGACATAGAAGGTTATGATACTAAAGGTATTAAAATCGACCCTAACGGTACAGAGGGAGAAACTGTCGAACTCCATGGGTTATTCGTGGTGCTTCCAAAGAAACCGACCAGATCGAAGATTCTCTTCCATGACCAGCCAAAGCAGCTGCAAATGTGGAAGCGGATATCTATGCCAGAAGAATTGCAAAGGATTCGAAGTATGGATGAGTGGCTCGAAAAACCATCCGAGTTTCGAAAAAAGTTTCGTTCTTACATCGAACAGGAGTTTCAGCGTAGGCGTGACGGTGTTTGGTTTTACAATAATGGGGAACCTACGTACATTACAGGGCGGCACTATATGTTTTTACAATGGTCTAAAATTGATATCGGATACCCATCATACCTTGCTTTCCAGAAAGAAATCTTTACTCATATGGCTGCTTGCGAGGCTGATCCTCGTTGTTTCGGCCAGCTTTATACTAAGTGTCGTCGTTCTGGCTACACTAATATATGCAGTTCTGTACTTGTGGACGAAGCTAGTCAGGTTAAAGAAAAGCTTCTGGGCATACAGTCAAAGACTGGTAAAGACTCTCAGGAAAATATTTTTATGAAAAAGGTGGTGGCTATATTCCGTAGCTACCCATTCTTTTTTAAACCTATCCAAGACGGTACTACAAACCCCAGGATGGAATTAGCGTTCCGTGAGCCTTCTAAGCGTATTACGAAGAACAATAAAACTTCTCACCGAGGGGACGCCCTGAACTCAGTTATAAACTGGAAGAACACCACAAATAACGCTTATGACGGTGAAAAACTACATATGCTTTACCTGGACGAAGCTGGCAAGTGGGAGAAACCCACTGATATCAGAGAAGCGTGGAGGATCGAAAGAACCTGTTTGATTGTAGGTAAGAAAGTTATAGGTAAGGCAATGGTCGGAAGTACTGTAAACCCCATGAATAAAGGAGGGGAAGAGTATAGGGATCTGTGGAAAGACTCTGATCCGAACGAAAGAAATCAAAACGGTAGAACTAGGTCTGGGCTATATAGGATATTTATTCCTGCTTATAATGCGTTAGAGGGATTTTTTGATATTTATGGGAATGCAGTCGTAGACGATCCCAACCAGAACGTACAAATACATGGCATAGATGGAGATGTTATAGATATAGGTAGCCGCAAATACTTAAAAAACGAACGTCAGTCTTTCAAAGATGATCCTTCTGAGCTTAACGAGATAATTAGGCAATTCCCCTTTACTGAAGACGAAGCCTTTAGGGACAGCATTGAGGGCAGTTTATTTAACATAGGCAAGATTTATCAGCAGATAGATCACAATGAGTCTTTGTATCCTAATCCTGTAGTTAAAGGCAATTTCGTGTGGAGATCTAAGGATGAGGAAGTTGTTTTTTCTCCAGATCCCAATGGTAGATTTAGGGTGTCTTGGATGCCCCCCGATCATTTAAGAAATAAGAAGTGCGAAGAAAGAGGCAAAAAGATAGCTCCTAATTCGCATATAGGCGTTGGAGGGGTTGACTCTTATGATCTTGACTCGACGGTAGACGGAAGGGGCTCTAAAGGGGCTTTACATATGTACAATAAGTTTAGCATGGACGCTCCCTGCAATATGTTTGTGGTCGAATATGCTTCTCGTCCAGACCTTGCAAGTATCTTTTATGAAGACGTGCTTATGTGCGCTTTTTTTTACGGCTATCCCTTACTTGTAGAGAACAATAAGTACGGCATCGTAAGGTACTTTGAGTCAAGAGGTTATGACGGCTACTTGATGGATAGGCCCGACCACCTTAAAACTAGTAATTCTTCCGCAAACGTGAGGACCAAGGGTATTCCGTCTAACTCTCAGGACGTTATACAGTCACACGCTCAGTCGATTGAAGCTTACATACACGACCATGTAGGTATAAAAGCAGAGACAGAACAATTCGGTAATATGTACTTCAACAAAACTCTTGAGGATTGGATCGGATACAAAATAGATAAAAGAACTAAATTTGATTTAACTATAAGTTCTGGACTAGCTCTTCTTGGCGCTCAAAAAGTGAAGAAAGAGAAAGTAGAATCTGACTTCTCTGAAAAGAAGTTTTTTAGGACTCACAGGCCAAAAGCCTGGCACTTCTAGTTTTACTATATTTGCATCGGAGTTATAATAACTCAGTCTACTGCAAATGCAAAGCAATAACAAAAAATCTAGTTTTCCAGACCCGCTAGCTCCTTCTGAACAGAAACAAAGCAAGGGTTATGGTCTCAATTACGCTAAGGCTGTTTATGGGCAGTGGGGTAAGATGGATCAGCAAAACTCTATATTCGGAAACAGAAAAAAAACGTTTGAAAGAAACAGACGTTACGCGAACGGAACTCAAGACACAGCTATATACAAATCATTACTTACTTCTTTAGACCCAAACAATGGAGATGGGAGTATGCTAAATATTGATTTTACCCCTGTTCCCATTCTTCCTAAGTTTGTTCGAATAGTAGTCAATAAAATTCTATCACTTTCTCCATACCCTAATCTAGAGGCTATTGACCCTTTATCTTCTTCAGAAAAAGACAAAGAAAGAAGGAAGGTCGAGATGATGATTCAGGCCAAGAAAGAGCTGGCTAAGATAGAGGACAAGACAGGTGTAAGTGTAGGCATGAATTCAAAGGACATACCAGAAACTTTGGAAGAGGCGGAAATATTTATAGGTAATAACATAAAGTCATCTTCAGAAATTGCCGCTCAGATAGGTACGAGCTTAACTCTTGAGTGGAATGATTTTAATGACTCTACTTTACGGAGATGTGTTAACGATCTTGCCATTACAGGCATGGCTGTTGTAAAAAGGTCTAACGACCCTAATTATGGCATAAAAACTGATTACATAGACCCTGTAAACTTTGTCCACAGCTTTACCGAGGATCCAGACTTTGGAGACCTTACCTATGCTGGTCATGTTCGATACATACCTATCCAGGAGCTGAAGCGAATGGCGGGTGATCAGTTTACGGAAGAGGAGTTTAAAGAGATAGCAAGCAAAGCTCAAAAGAAGTATGGGTACGATGCAGGAAAGCTCAGTCAGTCTTCTTACGATAGGGTAAACAACCAGTCTAACTTCGGTTACGATGAGTATATGGTTGAGGTGCTTGACTTTGAGTTTATGTCGGTTGATTGCGAATACTTTGAAAATAAAGAAAGCCGATATGGGAATATAGGATTTTACTCTAAAGGAGAATCTTATAAAGGCCCGCAAAACTCAGTCTTTAACAGAGATGTCGTCAAGCTTGAGTCTGCTTCTGTTTATGGCGGTTGCTACGTTTTAGGAACAGACTTCTTATTTAATTACAGTAAGAAGAACAATATACCTAAGAACATACACGACATATCAAAAACTAACCTTTCTTATTCTGCCTGTTCTACCAATATTTTGGACATGATGCCAAAATCTATGGTGGACAGTTGTATTGGGTTTGCTGATCAGCTTCAGATTACGCATTTAAAGATTCAGCAGGCGGTTGCAAAGGCAAAGCCAGACGGGATAATTATTGATATTGAGGGCTTAGAAAATGTTCAGTTAGGGAAAGGGGGTGACCTTCAACCGTTGGAACTTCATGACATATACGAGCAGACGGGTGTGTTTTATTATAGAAGTAAAAACCCCGAAGGGGGATTCCAAAACCCTCCTATACGTGAAATAGGCAATAGTATCCGAAACATTAACGAGCTGATTGGTCTTTATAATCACTATTTGAGAATGATTCGCGATGCGACAGGCATTAACGAGGTTATGGACGCTTCTTCTCCAAAAGGAGATGCGCTAGTAGGGGTTAGGCAGCAAGCTTTAGCTGCGGCTAATAACGCCATATATGACATTACTAATTCATCTATGGTTTTGTATAAAAAGGTTTGTAGCGATATAGTTAAATGCTTACAGGTTATTCATCCAGACTCTGTATTATACCGTATTTATGAAAACGCTATTGGGCAAGAAAACATGTCTGTTTTAAGTTCTTTCCAAAACTTAGCTATGTACAACTTTGGGGTTCGTGTAGTTAAAGAGATGGAAGAGGGGGAGCGTCAATATCTAGAGCAGAACATCCAAATAGCTTTGTCTCAGAAAGAAATAGATTTAGAGGACGCTATTGCTGTTCGTCAGTTAAAGGATATTAACCAAGCGGAAAGGCTGTTAATTGTCCGAAGGAAAAAGCGTATTGCGATGAATCAGCAGATAGCTATGCAGAACTCTCAACAGCAGGCTCAGATTCAACAGGCTTCTGCTCAGGCTACTTCTCAGGCTAGGCAACAAGAGATGCAAATGGAAGCTCAGTTAAAATCTCAAGAGATGCAACTTAAAGGGCAGCTTGAGGCACAACTTGAAAGCGTAAAGCACGAGTTTAGGAAGGAAATTGAGATGATCAAGGCTCAGGCTACCTTAGGGTTTAAAGAAGATGACGAAAACTTTAAGCAAAAGCTAGAAGTTTTGAAGGAGGACAGAAAAGACGATAGGGTTAAAAAGCAATCGGCTGAGCAGAGCAAACTTATTTCTCAGAGAAAAGGAGAGAGAGGTGAGCTGCCAGAAGAATCTGGAGACATAACATCAGAAATATTAGGATAATATGGCGCAACAAATAAATCTAGATACGTCCCAGAGGGTAGATATCGTTTGCCGTAAGGGAGACACCTTTGAGATGTCTTTAACCTTAAAGGACGATGCCGCTACTCCAGTTTCGATAGTAAGCGAGAACGATTCCTTTAAAATGGAGGTTAGAGCTTCTGATGACTCCAATACTGCTTATGGGACTACAGCGGGAGACACTAACGCTAATATTATACTTAGTACTTTAGACCCCAAAACGGATGGCGGTGATCTTAGCGCTGGCACTAAAGAAATAACGGTTAAAGACTCTAATGGCGTCAATTTACCTCATGCCGATAGCGGAACTGATTTGATTACAGATGGTGTTGTAAGGTTTGCTGTTACGTCAGCTATAATGGCAACTAGACCTGCTGGTTTATATGTTTACGATATCGAGATGACAGATACCTCAGAATCAAGCAAGGTCACTACTTTAATTTACGGAACGTTTAAAATTAACGAAGACGTAAGTGTATAATGGCAACTAATATTACGATATCAACTGGAGGAAGCACTAAGATTGTTACTGTATCGCAGGCTCAGAATAATATAACGATTTCTGGTGTAGGAATCTCTTATGTTCATCCTAATCACACGGGAGAGGTTACTTCTACGGCAGACGGAGATCAAATTATAACAGATGATGTAGTAGACGAGGCGAACCTAAAGGTTTCTAATGCCCCCACTGATGGCTATGTACTTACTGCTCAGTCTGGGAATAACGGAGGGTTGACTTGGGCTTCGCCTAGTACGGCTAGTGTTGAGGGTGGTTCTATCACCACTGATAAAATAGCGGATGACGCTGTGACTGCCGACAAATTAGCCAACTCTATAAACTCTTCTATAACTGCTAATACAAATAAAGTTGATCTTACAGTAGATGGCGCGGGTACGATACACGTAAACAATCTTCCTACCGTCCCAGTTTCAAAGGGTGGAACTAACGCTACCTCCTTTGCAGACAAAGCTGTAATTATCACTCAGGATAGCGGTGCAGATACGTTAGCTGCTGCGGCTATGACCACTGACGGATCGCTTCTTATAGGCGGTAGTAGCGGCCCAGCCGTAGCGACTCTTACTGCTGGTACCAACGTAACCATTACAAACGCCGATGGTGCGATTACTATCGCTGCCGCAAGTGGCGGTGGAGGCGGAGATATCGATGGTGTTACCGCAGGAACTGGCCTTTCTGGTGGAGGAGACTCAGGAAGCGTAACGCTAAACGTAGAAGCCGCTCAAACAGCCATTACTTCTGTGGTAAACTCTAGTCTAGAAATTGGCAGAGATGCCGACAATAGAATTAAGTTTGGCACTGACGATCAAATTATATTTGAGGTAAGCGGGGGTGATAATGTAATCATGAAAGCTTCGGGTGAGATAGAAGCCACTAAGTTTGACGGAGCGCTTGAAGGTAACGCAGATACCGCTACAGCTCTAGCTACTGCTAGAAACATTGGGGGTGTTAGCTTTGATGGGACTGGCGACATCAATTTACCAGGTGTGAATACCGCTGGCAATCAAAATACTTCTGGGGCCGCCGCTACCGTTACTGGAGCTGCTCAAAGCAATATTACCAGTCTCGGCACATTAACAACGCTAAGCGTTGATAACATAACGGTTGACTCTAACACTATAAGTTCTACAGATACTAACGGAAATATTTTGTTAGCCCCTAATGGAACAGGATTTGTTGAGCTAAAAGGGAATACCAATGCTGGCGCTATACGCTTTAACTGTGAAGATAACTCTCACGGTGTAACCGTCAAAGGCCCTGCTCACTCTGCTGGCGCTACATATACTTTAACGCTTCCCACCGACGACGGAACCGATGGTCAGGTACTAAAAACAGACGGAAGCGGGGTTTTAGATTGGGTCGATCAAACTGCTGATACAGAAGCTGTTCAGGATATTGCGGGAGCATTAGTCGCTACTGGAGGTACTAAAACAAATATCTCAGTTACCTACGATGACGCTAATAACAATATGGATTTTGTTGTTGCTTCTGATTTAAATACTACGGGCAACGCAGGAACAGCAACAGCTTTGGCCTCTGCGGTGAATATAGGGGGGGTTAGCTTTGACGGCTCAGGCAGTATAGACCTGCCAGGTGTAAATACTACTGGCAATCAGAACACTTCAGGAACGGCTGCTGTTGCGACTTCTGTTACGGTAGCCGATGAGAGTAGTGATACATCGTGTAATGTTTTATTCACTACGGGGGCAACGGGAAACTTAGATCCAAAGTCGGGAACTAACCTAACATTTAATTCTAGCACAGGCAAATTATCTGCCACGTCGTTTGAAGGAATTCTAACAGGGAGTGTTCGTGGTTCTGAAGCTAGTTTTCTTGCACAGAGTTCATCGGTTGACGCTGCTGGAGAAGCGGAAGGCACTATAGTAAAGTTTGGAAACGACAGTACCACTGCGGGAAAGGTTTATACTTTTTCTAGCGGTGCATGGGTTGAGGTTGATGCAAACGACGAGGCAAAAACTAAGGGTCTTTTAGGAATGGCTTTGGGGAGCAACTCTACTTCTTTCGGAATGCTTATTCATGGGGTAGGCTATCTCAGTCATGATCCTGGAAGCGCTGGCGATATTCTTTACATAAGCCACTCTGCAACAGGTGAGATTTCATCTACGGCTCCAACTGACGCTGGTGATTTCCATCGTGTAGCGGGTCACTGCTTAGCAAACAATAAGGTGTTTTTTTCACCCTCTCAAGATTACATAGACCTTGCCTGATATAACAGACATAAACGGGGTTGCTTTGTCTGGGATCACGGACATCAATGGTGTGGCAAAAGCTAACATCACAGATATTAACGGGGTAGATATTCCTAGCGCATCAGCCACTTTGACTTACATAGGCTATGAATTTGATGAGAAAGACCCTTATAATTCGTCTAACCCGCTAGTTGTTAATATACATAGTTCAGCGGCGGTTGGTGATTTAGGGGTGTTAATGTGCGCGACAGACAACCCTTTTGCTGTGAATGGATTCGATGATATAAGCGGCTGGACTACTGAAATTTTGAAAGCAGAGCCATCGGGCGTATCAGTAGATACAGAGATTTATTGTAGTTACAAAATTTTAACCGCGTCCGACATTAGCGCAGGGTCAGTTACTGTTCCTTATGACACTACTCTAACCTATATTGAAGGCGCGGGATATATGCACGTTTTCCGCAATTTTGACACTAGCACACCTATTGCAACGGCAGATAACTATAACTCAACCAATCAAAGTAGTATAACAACTCCAGCTGTAACGGGTGTAGTTGGTGGCTTTGCGTATGCATTTACCGCGTTTGATGGTGGTGACGGTGACCCCGTAACAACTACAACAAGCGGTTGGACTTTGGAATCTGATAATGACATAGGAGGTGGCTCAGGAAATCTAACAGTAGCTATTGCCACAAAAGACGATTTATGCACTACAACTTCAACAGGAACAATGACCTTTAGTTTCAACTCCTCTGACCAAGCAAGATCAGTTATGATATTTATTTATCCTGAATAAACTGCTGCTTTTAAATTAAACAAAGCGTAATTATCTGTAAATTTTTAATTGTGCTAAATAGAGCTTGATTTATAGATTTTTTGTTTTTTATTATCTTTACCACATGAAGTGCTGTAAAAAGTATAAAAAGGGTGGCAACGTAAGCCTTAAAATGGGTAAGCATAAGTCTCGATCTGGGGGGCTTACCGCCGCTGGGGTAAAGAAATACAATAGGGAGACAGGAAGCAACCTGAAGACTGCTGTAACTACACCCCCTTCGAAGCTTAAAAAAGGAAGTAAAGCAGCCAAAAGAAGAAAGTCTTTCTGCGCTAGGATGTCTGGTGTAAAAGGCCCTATGAAAAAACCTAACGGAAAGCCAACCAGAAAGGCTCTTGCGTTACGAAAATGGAACTGCTGATATGAACGCTGTAAAGTATAACAAGGGAGGTAAACTAAAAGTAAGCTCAGCCACTAAAGCTGTTTCCGCCCCTAGTGGGTTCCACTGGATGGAAGAGAGAGGCAGATACTTTCTCATGAAGGGTGATTACAAACCTCATCCTGGTGCCGTTAAAGAAGCCAAGTTTAAGTTGGTTAATCATGGCTAAGGTCGTAAAGAAATACAAGAAAGGGGGCTCTGTGAAAGATGCCTGCTATCATAAAGTGAAGTCACGCTACAAGGTGTGGCCTTCTGCGTATGCGTCTGGAGCTGTAGCTAAGTGTAGAAAGGTAGGCGCTAAAAACTGGGGGAATGGCGGTAAGAAAAACTAAAGCAGGTCTTAACCTAAAGCGTTGGTTTAAAGAAGATTGGAAGACTTTGTCTGGAGATAAGGATTACTCAAAAGGTGATCGCTCATTCAGACCAACCAAGAGAATCTCCAAAGACACGCCAGCAACAGCCTCTGAGTTAACCCCAGCAGATAAAGCTAGAGGGAGAAAAGAAAAGAGAGAGAAGGGTAGGGTAAGTCGCTGGAAAAAAAGCTCTAAATGACAGATAGCAAATAAGTTATATATTTGCACTTCAAGTAAAATTTAATGGAACAAGAAAACGTTAACCCAGTAGAAGAGACGGCTCAAGAAGCTGTTGTTTCTGCGCCAGAAGAGTCTACACCATCATTTAGCTTTGTAAGCGATGAAGAGGTAGCTCAATCGAATCAACCGCAAGAACAGCTTACACAGGAAGCTGCCCCAGAGGTTGATCAACAACAAGAAATTACTGAAGAGCCAACGGAAGCGCAACCAGAGGCTCAACAAGAATATGCACCAGAAGAAGTCGAGACGGCTGTGTTCGAATTCCTTAGCGAAAGGCTTGGGAGGAACGTAAACTCACTTGACGACTTACAGGCGCAACAGCAGGAGCAAAGAGAGATTGACGAACGTATTTCGGTGATTGCGGATTTTGTCGAAAAGACTGGCCGCGACCCACAAGATTGGTTTATCTATCAGTCAATGAACCCATCCGAAATGGATGACATGACTGCTATTCAGGTCCAGATGGCATCTGACTACCCAAACCTATCGCAAGAAGAAATCGGTATGTTGGTCTCTAGCAAGTATAAGCTCGACCCAGATCTTAACTCAGAAGACGAGGTGAAGCTTTCGCAACTGCAAATGAAGATAGACGCATCTAATGCGCGTAAGGGAATTGATGAAATGCGATTGCAGTATCAAGCCCCAGAACGCCAAGCA